GTTGCAGTTCTCTTGAAAAGAATCCACAAGAAGGTGAGCGCTGAGAAACTATGAATGGATTTCTCATATTTATCCTGTTAATCATTTTGGCGATAAATTTGGGAATTCGAATTGGATTTTTTATATGTGAAACAGCGGAGGAAAAAGATGCTAAAATGCAATAAATGTGGGAAAGTGATCCGTTGCTGTGAAGAGTATTGTCCTTGCGGCGGTGAATATGTTGATGAAAGAGATATCAAAAGGTGTGAGATTGGCCCTAAAAATTGAAATAGGATATTGTGGCAACTGCAGAACAAAAATACCCCATGGCAATCATTACTGTGAAGAGTGTTCAAAAAAACTTCGCAAGTGTATTCATTGTGGAAAAGATACTCCAATCGGTGTCCATATAATTCCCATACCCCAATCAAATGAAGAAAAAGAGGTATATCCCTGGAATCCTATCACGAGACCTTATGTAATTTGGGGTAGGGTGAGATAACTGGAACTTCATGAAATTGTGATTCCCTACGAACAAGGCGAATTCAAATATATTTGTCCTTTTGGTGATTGCCATATTGGCGTCATTGGAACTAACTATAAATCCATGGATAGTGCCGTAAAATTCATCAAGGAAAAGGATGCCAAAGTTATTTTGATGGGGGATCTTCTAGATGCTATTAACCCAACAGATAAAAGATTTGATGTCAAAACACTTGACCCCCGGGTATCCAGCGATAACGTGATATCCGATCAGTATTCTATTCTTTGTGAATATATTGAGAAAATAGATCCTTCCAGGATTATTGGCGTCCACACAGGGAATCACGAAGAAACAATCAGATTGAAATATAGCCGAAATATAACGTATGATCTATGCCGGGATTATAATCTGAAATACTTGGGGTATTCTGCATGGACAAGGATAATTTTTAGGAGGCCTTCTCACTCTGAAGTATTCAAGATGTTTTCTTCTCATGGATATGGTGGTGCGAGGTACCCTGCGACAAAACAGTGGAAGATCCAGCACATTATCAATGCGCTTGACGATGCGGATCTTGTATTGATGGGGCATGTTCATGATATCCAAGTTGGAAGGATTGTTAAAGAAACAATTCCCACGAAAGGAAAACTTGAAGTGCAGCAAAAAACAGTCGGTTGGATGCTTACTGGAAGCTTCCTGAACAAAGCTGAAGGCGTAATAAGCTATGCCGAAAAATTAGGCCTTGGTAGCGTGAAAAACGGAATAGCTACTTTCAAAATTTTACCTGAAGAGAGAAAGATTCATGTCGAGTGTTAGAAATCCTTTCAAGAAAAAGAAAGAGGAAGTTATCCTGGACGATACTATAACGAGGTATTACCTAAACACACTCGTGAATATTATTGTTGATCCGTCTAAAAGGGAGCGATCATTACAGATAAGCACGCTAGATCTAAAAAACTTGATGTTTGATATTGACTATCCAAAATATTCAATCACCGAGGATCAAAGTGGCAGATTGATCCTGACGGCGAAAGATCGTACAAAGCAGTTTATTTTAGATTATGATAAGCAAGTTGCAACAATTTGTGTTGGGGGATTGTTGTATGATCTTACGCCATTAGTTCCCCACTACAGCGATTATCATGGATGATTATCTTGAAATCTTGCGTTGGCAATTTGCATGGCTTTTCGATATCTGTGGAGGGCAAAGAACAACGGAGCCTTCACTATGCCACAATACTCCTGGATATGGCACAAAGCACAAAGGGTATGGTCGTTGCAAATTCCATGGAGGGTGTAGCACCGGCCCAAGGTCAGAAGAAGGAAAAATTACTTCCAGGAGAGCGCTTATGACGGCAAAGCTGAAGAGTGGTAAATACTCAAAATTGAGTAAAGATATTTTTCAAGGCCAAGAACTTGACATGTATAAGGCCATAATGCAATTTTTACTTTCTAATTTTAAAATTGATGAAATTGGTGCTGACCAAATTGCAGTTGCAATAGTCTATCAAAAATGTTACTTGATTCCAAAACTGAGATTAGGTGAAGATATTGATCTGAATCCTACAAGCGATAATATCAGGAAATGGCTTGCAGAATACAAGCTGACACCTAAATCCCAAGATCAAGAAAAGATCACAATCAATCTGGCCCAGATCATCCAAGAAGTCCATGCCAAAATGGAAAGTATTGGTGGATAAAGTATTTAAATAAGTTTAATTCGTTATTTATGTAGTATATGACACGAAAAGAGCCTTATTATACTAATGATTTTGGAAATATGTATAAGGGCTATTGCGAGGAGTCAATGCCGGCTCTCCAGGAAGGCTCTATTGATCTTTGCGTGACTGACCCTCCTTATGGCTATTCTTTCATGGGTAAGAAATGGGATATTGATGTACCAAGTGTCAAAATATGGCGGGAGCTTTTGAGGGTATTAAAGCCAGGTGCTTTTGCGTTTATTATGTCAGCACCCCGCCAGGATGTCTTTTCTAAAATGATCAATAACATAGCCGCAGCTGGATTTCAAATTAGTTACACTCCTATCTTTTGGGCCTATAATTCAGGATTTCCAAAAGCAAGAGACGTGTCAAAAGAGATTGATAAAAAATTGGGTTATGAAAGGAAGCCTATTGAAATCCCTGGGAAGCAAAAATCGGCGCTTTGCTGGGGAAAGCATTACACTGATGGTCGCCAAGAAGTTGAATTTACGGAGCCGGTGTCAGAAGAAGCAAAGAGATTTTCTGGCGCTTATGTTGGATTTGTACCAAGGCCAGCAGTGGAAGTTATTATTGTTGCAATGAAGCCAATTGTAAAGGATACCTATTTGGCCCAAACTTTGGATAATGGGAAAGGAGTCACGTGGATGGGTGATTGCCATATCCCAACTGAGGAAGGCACAAGATTCATGTCCAATCTTATTGCTTCCGACGAAATACTTGGCGAGGAAGGTATTTCGTATGATCTTGATGCATGGGATCGCATGAATGTGGATAAGCTGCCAATAGATCTTCAAACAACTTTTCCATTTTTGTTTGTACCAAAGCCTGTGAAATCTGAAAAAGAAGTTGGATGCAATGATCTTGAAGATGGCAAGTGGAAAGAAAACTCCAAAGCAGATTCGCCAATAGATCGTGCAGGTAAGGCCAGGAAGAACATACATCCAACAGTAAAACCTTTGAAATTATTCTCATACCTCATCACGTTAGGCAGCCGGAAAGGTGACACAATAATTGATCCATTTCTTGGGAGCGGAACTGCAGCAATAGCGGCTGAGCTTATGGAAAGGAAATGGATTGGATGCGAGCTTATGGAAGAATATGCAAAGACTGCAGTTGCAAGAATTTCTGCCCCAAGGAAGCAAGTCAAGGCTCTGGGGATAATTGAAGATATTCAAGAATTGAAAAACTCCGAGTCGCAAATGCGCTTGAGTGCTTTTGTATGAAAGAACAATTATCTGATTTATTTGCAAGTTGGTATTATGATCCAGTAAAGTTTAGTGTTGATTGTTTCGGCGAGGGGCCTGACGATCTGCAGAAAGAACTGTTTGATGCTGTTGCAAGACATAACAGAGTTGCTGTTAGGAGTGGAAATGGCCCTGGGAAATCATGGTCAGTGGCCAAACTTGGATTGTGGTTTTTCTTCACAAGGCCATATTGTGATGTGATCACAACAGCGCCGACATGGGATCAGGTGCAACGTGTTATCTGGAAAGAGATTAGGGCAAACATGGCGAAATCAGAGCTTTTGAAATCTTTTGTGGATCTTCTTCCCAGGGATCCAACAATGTTCATGATCCAGGAAGATGGCTCAAAGAACGATGATTGGGCCATGTTTGGAAGGTCATCAACACAAAAGGAAAACATGCAAGGGTACCATGCCAGGCATTTGATGTTCATAATTGATGAGGCTTCAGGGGTGGATGATGAAATCTTTGAGGCCATTGAAGGATCACAAACTGAAGCCGGTGCAAACAAGGCAAAGATTGTGATGATCGGAAATCCAACAAGAACTGAAGGTTATTTCTTTGAAGCCTTCCACTCAAAATCTCATTTGTGGAAGACAATTCATTTTGACTGTAGATTATCGCCCAGGGTATCAAAAGAGTGGATTGAGCAGAAAAAAGAGGAGTATGGGGAAGAAAGCCCTTTTTTCAAAGTTAGAGTCCTGGGTGATTTTCCGTTGGGAGGGGACGATGCTCTCATCCCGTTGTATTGGATAGAAAAAGCAATTAGGGGATAGTATGGATCCAAATATAGCGGACCTTTTCCAAAGGGAAGGGGTCACGTTTGTAGGACGAGGAAAGAAGATAGTTGATGGAAAACAAACTGATGAAGATGCAATCATCATTGGTGTTGTTGAAAAAAAGCCCCTGGATAAGCTTTCCAAAAGGCAAATTATACCAAAAGAAGTTGGTGGCAAAAAAACTGACATTGTGCAGACTGGTCGCATCCGTGCAGGCCCTCCACTTGAAAAAAGAGATTATGAGGAAGAGATAAGGATCACAAGACAAAGGCCAATTTTCCCAGGTATTTCAGTTGGACATCCTGATGTTAGTGTAGGTACTTTTGGTGCTGTTGTCTATTCTGATGTTGAGGAAGACGATGCACCTCCAGAGCCTCCTGAAGAAGATCCAGATTGGAACTTTGAAGATTGGCTCAATACTCTTCCATTTTGGGAAAGATTG